AAGATGGGGGCGCCAAATTTAATGAGGGAGATTTTAATTATTCCGATAAAAAGAGAGAATATGAAGACTTTAAAAATAGATATGGCGAAGCACTCAATAAAGTTTTAGAAAATTTCGACGGTTTCAAACAAGGTATAGATCAGTTTATAAGCAACGTTCAGGGCAAAGGGCTTGCTAGCGCCGATAAGCAAAGTAAGCCTACTACTTGCATTAAAAAATATGATATAGATTTTTTCGGCTACAAGTCTTCTATAGAATTTGATTTTTGCAAAGTAGCTTCTTCTGTTTCTGGAGCTTTTTATTATATTTTTTATGCTTTTTTCTTTTATTGTTTTTTGATCTTGATCGTTAAAATTTTGCTTTTTGCGTTTTAAAAGGATAATAGATGTCTGCTATTTTGTCTGCTCTTGGTTGGTTTTTTCGTTTTGAATTGTGGGAGAGATTTGTAGGTTTAGTATTTAAGACGATAACTTTTGGCAAGATGGTTTTGGTAAATACTGCTCTTGTTATTGCTATTATTGCTTACGGCGGAGCGGTTTTAAAGCTTTTATTGTTTGTTTATGAAAAAACTAACTATTTGATAACTTATATTAATAATATGACTTCGGGCGCCGGGGACGAGATTTTAACCTGGGCAATGGACGTTATAAAGGCTTTTGGAATTTGGAATGCTTTTGTAGACGTTTATAACGTGTTTTCTGTGCCTATTATTTCGATATTTGTGATTTTTGCTATGCGTCTTGCGCTTAAGGTGCTTCATTCGTTACAGCGAACTTTAGTCGCTTATTCGGTCGCTAGGATGTAGAATGATAACTTACATTGTAGGAAGTCCCGGAAGCGGTAAGACCTATTTTGCGGTTTATAAGCTCTGGAGTATGTTTATACGCAAAGAGCCCGTTAAAAAAGGTTTTTTGTCTAAAATTTTAAAGCCTAAAGCCGTTCCGAATAAGTATCTTTATGCTTATACCAATATAAACGAGTTTAAATTCGAGCTTGACGAGCGTCTGATAAAGTTTGATTTTGAAGCGGTTTACGGTGATCTTTCTCGGTTATACACTGCTTACAAGGTTGAAAAACTGAGCGACGCGGAGCTTATTGAGATTGCTAAACCTATGAGGCTATATAACGTGCTTTTCGTTGTAGACGAGATTCACAATTTCTTCAAGGCCAAAGAAGATCCCGTGCTAGTGTGGTGGGTGACTTATCATCGCCATTTGCACCAGGATATGTATTTTATTACCCAGGATCTTACGCTGGTAAATAACGAGTATAAAAGAGTAGCCGAGAGATTTTACCGTGCTATCGATAGTTCTAAGCGTTTATTCTCTAAAAAATTTAAGTATGCTTATTTCACTTCGTACAAGATGAATCAAGTCGATCGCGTTAATAGTTTTAACGTTAATCTTCCATTTGATAGCGAAGTGTTTAATCTGTATCATTCGGGTGCCGACTCTCAAGGCAAATCTATCGTCAAATACTACGTAGCGATTATCGCCGTTTTGTTAGTTTTCGTAAGCGCGACTATTTATTATGTTTTGAGCTCTTTTGCTAGCGATGAAGAAGTTGCGTCGGTCGCGAGCGTTTCTACGGCCGAGCAGCCCGCGCGGCTTTCCCCGGTAATCGATACCCGTAAAAGACCCGTAAGCGGCGAAGAGTCAAATTTGATCGAATATTTCTATAAGCTTATTTGTATTAAGGAAATTTGTAGATTCGAGGGCGAGGCTGCTTTTATTCCTGAGTCTTATTTGCAATTTCTTATTAGGTCTCATCCTCCCAAGTATTTTTATTCTCAAACCAAGATGAGGGATTATTCTTCTTTCTTTCTTGCTTTTGATAAACCTATCTTAGATAAATTTAAAGGCGTATCCCATGTTAAACAAGTTAAAGACGATTTTAGTTCTAGCCCTTCTTTGTTCGGTTCAGATAAAAGCCGAGCTGATAAAAACTGATCTTTTTGATTTTGCGAATCTTACCAGTATCGCTAATAACGTTGATATTTTGATATCAAACGATATAGATCCTTACGAATTTACGTTTTTTTATAATGATGAGCAAAGAAATTCTATTTCTTTGGGTTTGTTTAAAAAAATGCTCGAGGTTAAGGGGCTTTATTTGTTTGAGTCTAACGGCTTTTACTACGTCGACGCTAAACCCGAGGCTAACGAGGTGGCGCCCGGCAATGAAGAGCTTAGATATATAAGATTAAAAAGCAACGTTAAGGACGAGGTTTCGTTTTTGTTGCAAACGTATGATAAAAATGCTACCTATATAAAATCCGATAATGCCGTAAGCTTTTTGGCTAACGATAAAATTTATAACGAGGTCGTAAAATATCTCGATCTTTTCGATCGTCCTTTAGACCAGGTAAAATTTAAGCTCGTGATCTCGGAAACGAACTTAAAAGATATTAAGGATAAGGGAACTGACATAAAGTCGATCTTGGGGATCTCTCGCCCAGACTTCAAATTTTATATAAATTTAATTACGGCTCCATATTCTAACGATACTAATATTTTGTCCGATAGGTCAGATAATTACTACGGGATATTATCGTTTTTAGAGAATAACGGTATCACTAAAATCGTATCCAGTCCGTTTTTGACGGCGAAAAACCATACAGAAGTATATTTTAGCAGCGTAGAAAATATCCCCTATTTGGTGCAGAACTCTCAAACCAGCAGCACGCAGACCACTACGCAAAATTCTTACGAGTATAAAGACGTGGGATTAAAAATTTGGATAACTCCCGTAATTATCGGCGATCAGGTAGATTTTGATTTGCATTTGATAGTCGAGGATATATTGAGCACTAATTCTTTGACTCCCACGACTAGCAAAAAGGAGTTAAAAAGCTCTTATACGTTAAGGCGCGGCGATACTTTGGTTTTAAGCGGCATTAATAAAAGCACTTCGGTTTCAAGGCGTAACGGCATACCCGTCTTAAAAGATATTTTTTTGCTTAAGTATTTGTTTTCTATCGAGCAGGAGCAAGAACTTAGTAGCGTTGTTACCTTGAGTATTCAGGCTTTGTAATCTAAATTTGTGCAAAGCGCGGTGTGTAGCGTGGGAGCAAGGGTTCCCACGCCGCCGCGCATAACAGGGTCGCAGGGGGAGCCGAATTTTTACGAGCTTGCGAGTAAAAATGTCGGGTTCGCTCCCCCCGCTAAAACTTTACGGGCTGTGTAAGGCCGGGCGCCCTAAGCCCGTTTGCGAGCGAACGCGCCCCGCGCGGACGCGAGCAGGAGGGCGCCTTGTCAATTTAATAAAAATCTCTTACTTTTAAGCTTAGGGGTCAAAGATTGTTTGGAATTTCGCATTTTGATATCGTCTGTGCCAACGAAAAAATCAAAGCGCAGCGCGAATATATGCTTAACGTTTCTTTTGTTAACCAGTTGGGTGAGGTTAGATCCTTACTCGACTGCTCTATGTCTGCGAATTTAAGCAAGAAATATTACGCCGAGGTTTCAAATAGGATGAATACGCTCTCCTCTTTCTCGCTTCTTTACGATCAACGCCCCGTATTTCTCACGATCACCCTGAACGGCTGTTTCAGAGATGCGTTAAAGGGCGATTATTCGCGCTTTAGTCCGATAGATTTTAAATATATCCCTCAGATTATAAAAATGCGGATGAAAAACGGCGAGGCGCTGGAGATTAGAGATTTAGCCCAAATTTTAAATCATCAGTGGAATTTACTTATTATGCGGTTTTGTAAAAGGTTTAAGGATGTCGAGCGAAGTTACGTAAGGTGCTTCGAGCCGCATAAAAAAGATGGTGTGCCGCATATCCATGCGCTTTTTTATTTGCCTGCGTATACTATTTCTTATTTGTTTGATGCCTATAAGGATCTTTTCTACGCGCCGCAAAATTTACGCACCGATGCTGTAACCCCTCAGCAGGTAAAAAACGGCGAGACAAATGGGTTTCAATGGAGTATTGATAATCCTACGGGTTATGTTATGAAATATATTCAAAAGACTTTTGTAAATTTATATGAGACGCAGGAATTAGACGAGCTTGCGACTTGGTATATTAAGCATAAGATCAGACGCTTTATCACTTCCCGTACTAAAGTCCCCCTATGGGTCTATAGGCGTATAAATTTTATCGCTTCTATGCGAGATTTTTATCATCTATGCAACTTTAAAAATAACGGCGATAACATAATTGAGTGGGATTTTAAAGATAAATTTATTCATATATTTTTGCCCGATAGAGACGAGAGAATCATTTTAGAGAATAATACTTTAACGCATACAATAAACGATAAGGTCGTAAACGTATACGTTAAAGAAAAACCGCCTAAAATTCAAAAATCCGAATATAATTTAACGAGCAAATGTCCTGAGTCTATAGATCTAACTATTAACCGGGTCTCAAGAGAGATCGAGGTGTTTAGGCGAAAAGTAGCAAAAGTCAGGGGTGAGATTAAAAAACCTCCTTTATGGATGAGCGATTATGAGCTTTATACTTATTATTCGCGGCTTGATAAAGCAAATTGCAATATTCAACATCTTGCTTATGTTGAAAATATTATGCTTGATCGAGGATTAAGTAACTTTACTAAAAAATATGAAAAGCATAATTTAAATTCTCCTATTCTCGAGGACTTTATTGAGAGGGGGTTAAGACAATATGAATTTTAAATACTATGCCGATCTTTACTTAAAACTTGGTCATACTGATTGGAAATTTTCTACTTTCTGTAAAAATGAGGGAATAGTAAACAATAGGCTTAGTTTTTTCTTTGATAAAGAGATTGAGGAAATTAAGCCCAGTGACGTTAGATCGTGGTTAAGCGATATAACCGATGTCGGATCTAAATCAAAGAAAAACTACTTAAACTGCTTAAACGGCGTTTTTAATCTAGCTCTCGAAGATGAGGCTATAGATAAAAACCCGGTAATTCATATTAAAAAGTTAATTTATATGGCGCCTAGGATCGAACCTTTTACTAATACCGAGGTTTTAAAGATCCTGGAAGAAGCGAAGAAATATCCGTTTAAATTTAGGCTCTTCATAGCTATCGGGTTTTTTACCGGTATGCGCACCGGGGAGATCATTGCCTTAAAAAATCAAGACATCGATATGGTAAACCGAATTATCACGATAAACGCTACGCGCTCGAGATTCGGAGAGAGTAGCCCAAAGACTATTAAAAGCGCCAGACGGGTGCCGATTCTAAATAGGTTATATGATCTGCTCAGAGTTAGAAAATTTACTTATGAGTATTTGCTCGAAACTCAGTATCACGAGCCCTACCGAGATTGTAATGTTTTTTTAGAGAAATGTTGGAAACCTATATTAAAAAGTTTAGGTATTAGATATCGTCGCCCTTATACCATGCGTCATACCTACGCTACTAATATGCTAAGAAGAAATTTGATAACCCCGCTTGAGTTAGCCAGCCTTATGGGTCATTCAAATACGAAGATGATCTACGACGTTTATGTAAATTATCTTAATTCAAATTTGAGCGAATTTAAACGAGATATTGAAATTTATGATTAAAATTTGTCGATGGCGATCGGCTAAGGGATTTAAATTTTGGTAAAAAGCTTTAAAATAGGCTATTTTTCGTATCTCGTGGCGGACAGAGAGGGATTTGAATTCTACGGTTCAAATCTCTGATGAGGATTTGAATTAGTTTATATCTTCTTTGGTCATTTCTGATTTTATTTCTGTATTTTTCTTAAATTTACCTTGTTCCCTAAATTTTAAGTATATTTTTTGTAATTCTGCTTTTGCTATGTCTATTTGTGCTTGCTCATCTGAAAAAGTTATTTCAAGTTTTATATTTGATTTTATATTTTTACTTGTTTCTTTCCATATTGTTTGTAATTCTCTTTGAAATTCGCAATATTCGTCTTTGCATGGTTTATTTATTATTTTTCCGGGTATTGGTTTTTCCATGGGTTCAGCGGTTAAATTTAGTGTTATTGTTAGCATTGCGAGTAGTAATTTCATTTTGCTTCCTTTTTTTCTTCTTTCTCGCGTCTTTTTTTGAGCGCTTTAAATTTTATTTCTGCTATATATAGCTCTTGCTCGTCTTTGTCTAGTTCATAGAAATATTTTAAGAATTCTGCTGCATCGCTCTCTCCATTTTCGTATTTGTATGAATTTTCGATCATTTTTATAAGTTCCGGTTTGCTTTTTTCCCAGTTGTATAAGGTGGGGATTGTTACGTTTATTCTTTCGGCTAGCTCTTTTTTATTTATGTTCATTTTTAGCTCATTAAAAATTATTAAATAATTTTAACATTATATAAAACAATTTAAGCTATTTTTTATATAAATGGCGTTAAAATTATTTTATTAATTGCTAAAATTATTTAAATTATAGCAACTCGCCCTGAATATGGCGTTAAACTGTTCCCCCGTGTTTTGGCTCGGATACGTCTTTGCACGGGGTTATCTTAGTATCCTATTTTATTTCAAAGGCGTATCATGAAACTAGTCGATTCTGACATTTTGGTGACCTACCAGGTTAAAAAAGGCGATATTCGCGCTATATCCGCAGGCGTTGTAGAGGGTAGACCTTACGGCTCTTCCGTCCGTATTACTTGCTCTCAGACTTTCGAAGTCGAGAATGAAAAAACTCAATTTACTAACACCATTAAACAGCCCGTAGTTATCAAGATTTCTTGCCCGTCTGATATTGCAGCGGGCGACGTTGCTAGGTTTTTTCAGAAAAAATTTGAAGATAAATCCTCTGTTTCCTTTATCGGTACTCTTGCCGACGGTAACGGCGTAGTTACGATCGTCGATTCTTATGAAAATTTCTTGCTTAGTAATTCGGTTAAGACCGATAAAGCGGTCAAGGGGGCGTAAGATGAAAAAATCTTACAATGCTGATAGATTTATCGGACTCTTTGAAAAATTTTACCGCGATTTTGAAGAAACTGAAAAAGAATTTCGAAGTTTCGACGATGGAACGGGCAAATTTGATAGCTATGTTGATGATATATGCGACATTAAGCAGCAAGTGAAAAATTTGATGTATTTCATAGATTCTCGAGGTTTCAAGCTTGATATTCAGCTTGAGCCGAGTTTGTTTTCTTAAATTTAGCCGGGTTTCCCCGGCTATTTGAGTAAGCGCTCAATTAATCGTTTTCTCAAGTAGCTACTAAAATTTACTTGAAAGGATGAGAGATGTTTAAAAAACTCTTCTCAGGGCTAAAGTCTAAGGTTTTGGCTTTTGTCGGTCTTGGTTTAGGTGCTGTAAACGCTGTTGCGGCTGATATCACTATGGGCGCTGATGGAGCGGTTACGGGAACGTTTAACTTAACGAACGTTTATGCCGTCGGCGCTGCGGTTTTCGGCGCGCTTGCTACGATCGCGGCTATCAGCATTTGTTTTAGAATGATTAGAAAAGCTAGCTAGTCTTTTTAAAATAGTTGTGAGGAGTCGATGATGTATGAATTTATAGAGATTTCCAGGTTGGTTAAATTTCTGACCTCTTTATTTGTTCCCGCATTTTCGGCTCTTTTAGTTTATTATGTTTTATCGTTGGTACTTGATGTTTTAAGAAAGGCCGCTAATGATTGATCTTGGTTTATCTGCCGATCAGTATCATTTTTTAATGGCTTTATCGGGTATTTTAGTCGGTTTTTTGCTTAATCTGATCTTTGTTTTACTGATTAATAAAATTTGATTTTTTTGCTAAGGGTTTGATATGTTTACTATCACTGGTATAGCTTCTTTCGATTACTTCGCTAGTATCGGCGTTTGGTTTTTAATCATTAGCTTGCCTTTTATGCTTTGTATATCTCTTTTAGCTAAGAAATTGATTAAATAGGCCTTCTTATGCGAGGTTTATTAAAATTTACCCTCTTAGCTTTTATTTTTTGTATAAATCTTTTTTCCGTTGATTTTTCAACTGTTGATGATTGGACCTATACTTCATCTGTAAAAAATAGTTTCCTTCCCGTTGGTGTGTCTGCTTCTCAAGCTTCTAACGTTGAAATTTTGAGTAATTCTTATTTACGTATTGCTGATGACATATATACTTATAATCCTATTTATGATAGTGTTTTTAATTTGGAATTTTTAAAAGATTCTGGATATATGCTTGAAAATAAGCCTAAAAATTCTGTTCGTGATTTATATTATTATGATCCTAGTTTTTTAAAAAGCACCGTAATTTGTCAAAAGGATAATTCTGATTATCTCGGTTGCTCCAAACATGGCTATGATGATCAATTTGGTAAAGATCCTAGTTTTAAAAAGGTTGAATTTTCTTTTTTTAAAAAAATGGCTATTTCTTTAGTTTCCTCTTGTAAATCTGATGAACACTTCAACACAAATACGAAACAGTGTCAAAAATGCCCTGATGGTCAGTCTTGGAACCCTCAAACAAATAGTTGCTTTACTGATTGCACTGATAGAAATAAAAATATGTGGGGCTTTACTGACGGATCTTGTGCTGATTGTAGCGGCGAAAAGGATTCTGACGGCGTTAAGAAATGTTATTGTAATTTTATAGGCTCAAGTCCTTTGTTGCAAAGCGTTGAGTTAATTGAGGGTAATTTTCGTTTTACGAGTTGTCAGAATGGCTCTCAGTTTTGGTATAAAATACCAGGCACACCCGATTCTGATAATAATAATACAAAGCCAGATAATCCAAATCCTGGCGATAAACCTAACCCCGGCGGAGATAGTGGCGGTGGTGGAGGCAATCCTGGTGGAGGAAACGGCGGCGGCAATGGCGGAGGAAACGGCGGAGGAAACGGCGGAGGTAAGGAAGATAAACCTAGCCCAAATCCCGGCACCGGAGATAATCCCGGGGGTAAGCCTAATCCTAATCCAAACCCCGGCGGAGGATCTGGCGGAGGAAACGGCGGCGGCGATAAAGATAAAGATGGGGGCGCCAAATTGAATGAGGGAG